AAAAATGTATGCAGCCGGGGTTCGACAAAGGGCGCCGAGCTGCTATCATGCGCGCCGCTGGAGAGATGCCGGAGTGGCCGAACGGGACGGATTCGAAATCCGTTGTACCCTCGCGGGTACCTAGGGTTCAAATCCCTATCTCTCCGCCACTAACACAGTGAAATCAAGGGTTTAGCAGCTTTCGGGCTCTAAGCCCTTTTTTATGCCTGCGGAAAAGCGGCTATTTGGGGGAATTATGGGGGAATGCCATCCTGAAAAGCCGCGCATAGGGGATCGCGAGGGGGAATGCCTGGGGGAATGCGGAAGGGGAGGGGAGAAGTCTATCGCTGGGGGATAAAAATCCGTTTGACATGCTCAGGTTTGGGGGAATACAGTCCGTCACCCAAGTCAGATGGAACGTTGAGCATGGCATTTTACGAAAAGAGATCGAACGGATCGTGGAGAGCGCAGATTCGTCGGAAGGGTTTTCCCGAGCTCAATGCAACTTTTGACACGAAGCAAGATGCTGAAATTTGGGCATCTCAGCAAGAAGCAGCAATGCTCACAGGGCGCTTCGTAGACCTTCGTGAGGCAACCAAAGTAACGCTTGCGGAAGGCTTAAAGAAGTACAAGGAAGAGCGTACGCCAACAAAAAAAGGCTCCAAGCAAGAGGAAGACAGGATTGATGCATGGCTGCTTCATCCGCTTGCTAATAAAGCGCTGTCAGAAGTCACATCAAAAGACCTCTCAGAGTACCGCGATAAGCGCCTGAAAGATGGCAAATCCGCGTCGACAATACGCAGTGAGCTGTCGATTATCAGCATGCTTTACAAGACGTATGACACCGATTGGGGGATGCCTGGGCTACCAAACCCAGTTAAATCAGTTCGGCTTCCAAAAGTTTCTAACGCACGCGACCGGCGACTCACGGATGAAGAAATGGAAAAGCTGCTGGACGCAGCGAATGAGAAGACGCCTGAGCTAGCGCTGATTATTCTCCTTTCTATCGAAACAGCGATGCGCAGGACTGAGCTAGTGACGATGACAAGAGACCAGATTCGGGGGTGTGTCGCATCACTTGACGAAACAAAAAATGGGACTGGCCGCAAAGTCCCGCTCTCTGAAAAGGCTCTTGATCTGCTGAGCCAAATTCCTGTGCGGGCTGACGGGCGATGCTTTAGTTTGAGGCCGAACACCGTCACTAACTATATGGCGCGCATCCGAGCTAAAACAGGCATCAAGGACATTCGGTTTCACGATATGCGGCATGAAGCAACAAGCCGAATCTTTGAAAAAGGTCTGGATATAATGGAGGTTTCGGCGATCACTGGGCACAAAACGCTATCTCAATTGAAGCGATATACGCACTTGCGCCCTGAAGATCTTGCCAAAAAGCTGAACGGTTAAGCCTGAAAAACAGGCGGGACTCGACGTTTCCGGCCCGGTTTGCGCTTTGTATCGATGTGAACCGGGGCTGGATTTGAAGCAGAAAGCCCCCTCAAAAAACTCAAAACATCTTCCTTTAGCCAAGCATGCTGCCCAGCAAGCTTAAATGAGGGCGGCAACCAAGGCACTTGCCTGCGCAATCCTTCACGAATAGAAGACTCGGTTTTGCCTAAAATCTTGGCAAGGCTGGCGATATAAACGACTTCCGCTTTAAAATCCTCCATGGTTTACCCCTCCGTGCCGACAGGAATTGTCATGGATTCGCGGCTGCGCGTCTTCTTTATACCCCTCAGATACTCAACTACGTCGCTAGCCTCATAGAAAAAGGCGTTGCCAAAATGCACGTAAAGAGGCCCCTTTCCACGCATTCTCCATGCTTGCACCGTCGACACCTTGGACTTTGCGAGCATTGCGACCTGATCTTCTGTCAGATACCCAAGCTTTTCAGCCAGCCTTCTAATCTCTGCTTCTTCGTTAACAACCGTGAAACTCGTCTCTACTGCACCCATCTCAATTTGCTCATAAAACAGCCTGGGCCACCTCCCAGGAGCTGCATGTCAATAAACACTAATCATAAACAGGCAGCCCATCAAGGATTTTCTGGCGCTAAAGTATTGACAACTTGTCAATAGTCTGATCGGCAGTATAGCGTTCCTATACTCTTAAAAATCGCAGGCATTTAAAATCAGTGACTTAGCGAACGAACCTCAACCAAAATAAGAACAAAGGAAACCCGACGAACGGTCATTCCAGCTAGGAGCCGCCACGAAAACCCAAATTCCAGACATGAAAAAGCCCCGCTGGGAGGTGAGAGAGACCAGCGGGGCTCGGGGTGCAACAACAAGAGAGGCTGTAAGCGGATAAGGTGGTAACCGCCCACATCTTTATAATAGCACAACTTACACGGAAGTGTGGATTATTTGCATCTTTTTTGACTTCAAAAGCAATCTTTTTTAGAGCTTTGAAGACAACTAAAAGCCAATGTTTGATGGCAAATAAAGGGCGGGGTTGATGTCAAATAAGAGCTGGGTTTGAGCGCAAAAAAGCCCCTGGGGTGAGGGGCTTTCGGGGTTGCTGGGTTGTTATTCGATGTAAATTGCCCCGATTTCGTTTTGCGGCTTAAATCCATTAGTTCCGTCCTTGTATTTGATCCTTGCTTTGGCTATTTTGCCACTTAACTTGACCATATCCTTGATCGATTCGATCTTGGTTTTAGTTGCAATTGAAGCGTTTCGGGCTAGATCTTTTGATACCTTAATGGCGTTTTCGGAGTGACCTTCACCGAAAACTGTGTGCCAAAAGATCGCTCCTGCATGTTCTCCGGACAGTATTTTGCAGCTCAATTTGACCTTTTCTTTGCCGTTTTGAGATTGGTTTTCGGCTTTCCAGATCTGAATTACAGCGTCGTGTTGTGGTACAGCTCCCTTGTTTTCGCCTCGTTTGTTTATGATTGTGTAGTCAGTTTTTGAGGCTTTCCGGCGTAGCCAGCTCATGTGGGATTTAACCCATGCTCTGCAAAACCGGATTGATGCCTGGGTTTGGGACTCACCCATTTTTGGTACGCTTTGCCGATACTGATGGTCAAAGAAGTATGGGGACTCGTGCATCTCCTGATCAGCCTGGAAGATTGCTTGGACAATCTCTTCTTCCGTGGATGTCCGGAACAAACCCCCAAGGATTCGGTTTAGTTCATATGAGCGCCCGATGGCACCGACTGCGGTTCCTGCCTTCCTTGTTTTGCTTGTCGATTGATATTCAATGTCCTGGCCATAAGTTGACTGACGCATCTTAAGGTCGTCGACATCTGCTGGTGTACCGCCGTTATAAAAAGAAACCGCACCATTCATGCGTTCTGGGTGCACAGTGTATGTGTAGTAGCAGCGGCTGAGCTCGTTCCGCCAGCATCTGTCGATTACTTTTGAGAATCTCCCGTCCAGGAACTCATCAAGCTCTTCGACCATGGCCGACATAACGAATGGGTATTCTTGTGGGTACATCGGGCGGCTGACCGGTATGACTACCCGAAAACGAGATATGTCTGCGGAGTTTGAGAAGCTTGTGTAGATGGCATGCTCAAGCCCAAGATCGTACATGACATCCTCGACTTCTTCGATTGATACAATGTCGTCATCTTCTTTCTGATCGATATCAAAAACAATCATAGTCATGTAGTCGACGTTTTCGGCTAGGCTCTGCAAAACGCGGAAACGTGCGGGGATAAATGACAGGCCGACTTTGCTATCGCTAACGCGCATTGCCTCAAGCGTGTCTTCGTAGAATTGTTTAAATGTTTCAGACTCGACATTTGTTACGGCGTTGTCATAAACGGTTTTGCGTAGTGCGTATTGAATTTTCATGTTGGTATTCTCTTGTTGTAGGCAGTTCTCTCTACTGCTTATATATAGTATGTCGATGAGCATTTATTGACACAACCCCTTTGACAATAAATATGTTTTGGTTATGGTTCAGGAATGTATGAGGTGTGCATGGGGTATGTATGAGATATGCATGAATCACAAGTCTTTCTGCATTTAGAGCTTCTCAAAGCCAGAAAAAACAAAGGCAAGCACCCGCTGTGCTGCGTTTCTATACCCAGGATTCAGGTATGCGTCCACCCCCGTCTCTCTCGCTTTATCCTATTAAAGAGAAGATAAAGGATGGGTTGGGGGTTGGGGGTGGCTTTGATGGTTTGGCGCTTTGGTGTTTTCTGGTCTTGTGAAACTCGTAAAAAGAGAAAGCTTGTTTGATGTACAATGATATTGCTAACTCTCTCGGCACTATGTATGTCTGGTGCATGTCTTATACATACTCTGTACATACTTAAAACATAACCAAAACATATTTATTGTCAACGGTATTGCATCATGTGATCCGGTAATTACATAATAAACATATCGAGACGAGAGACCTCGATAACAACAAGAAAAGGTGAATACTGTGAAAACATTACCATACGCAATAAATGCAGAAATCGAAGGCTTCGAAACCATCTTCACTGATGAAGTGCTCAAACAAGCTCGTTCACTACGTGACGATTTTCCAAAAATCCAACGCGTGATCGGCGCCGACTACGCAACGCTTGAAGCAATAGATGCTGCTTATAAAACAGGTTCTGGCATTGCAGTTAACGGAAACATCGTCTGCGACAGCATCTACAAGATGCGCAAGCTAGACCTGGCCCTGCTGATAGCTCAGAAAGACGGCAGCCAACAGGCCCTTCACCGCGCCGCTTACGAGCTTGCACGTGAGGCGTACACAACTGGTGATATCGAGTCAGGCGCAGAGCTCCTGGCGCTACACGCAAACGCCTCAGTTGATGAATGCAGGTACTTGATCGGCGACAAGCTAGAACGCATGAACAGCGAGCTCAAGCGCCGAACCAAGCGCCTTTCAGTTGACTACTCAGAGATCTACGCAGAAAAGCCTGAATCCCCAGAGTCAATCGTTGAAGCGATCAAAGCAGAAGATGGTAAGTACCTTCTGAATCTTCCAACGGCTTACGGCAAAACGAGCAAAATCATTGAGCCCATCATTCAGGACTGCTTCGATCATGGCTTGAAAGTCCTCGTCATCAGTCACCGCCGTTCGATCAACAAAAACATCGCTCAGATAAGGGGCATGGTTAGCTACGACGAGTGCACCCACCCCGACATCATCAAGAATGCCAGGGGCATCAAAGTGGTTGTTAACTCCCTATCTGCCGGAAAATTCAAAGAGTTCTTGAAGGAAGTCCACACCGTCATCATCGACGAGGCTTCGCAGGTAATCAGTCACGTCTTGGGCGGCGAAGTCAAAGAGCGCGCAAAAGTCTGGGAAACACTGGATTTTGTCGTCAAAAACGCGCCTACCGCCATCCTGGCCGATGCTGACATCAACGCCCGCGTGGTCGAGCTGGCTGGCTGGGATCACAGGCACTTCAAGCTTGAGAAAGACCATAGCGACATTACCGTTAAGACTGGCGGTGCTGATCAGGTGCGCGGGATGGCAATCGCAGCAGCTGAGGCCGGTGAGACAGTGCTGATTGCTTGTGACATCGCCAAAGAAGCAATGGCAATAGGTAAAGTGATCGAGAAAAAAACAGGCATGGCACCACTCGTGATCACCGCTGACAGTGCTAAGTGGTCTGAGCAAGCAGCCTTCATTGCTGACCCGAACTCAACAAGGCACAAGGTTGTTATCTACAGCCCTGTAATCACTTCTGCCTTATCTATTACAAGCGGACATTTCAAAAAGCACTTCGGAATCTTCGCTGGTCAAGTGGTGCCATCAGATGCAGTGCAAATGCTGCGTCGTGACAGGACAGCCAGGGAATTCACCGTTGGCATGAGAGATCCGGAGTATCGCCGCGTTGAGCAAGTAGAAGTGCAATTCAACGGTGAGATGATGGCAACACGCGAGCTGATCGAGTCAAGCGCTATCGAGCCTGAGATCAAAAAAATGATCCTGGAAGCAATCAGGAAAGACACCCGCTCAGACTTCGATGAGATGCGCTATGAGCACCTTGCCGACGAAGCCTGGTTGCGCGATCACATCTCCAATAGCTTGCCAGCGACACTCATTTCACAAGGCTTCACAGTCGAGCTCCTGGAGCAAGACGATGACCTGGCTAGCGATGGCTACAGCGCTAAGAGCAGCGGTCGCAAGACTGTGAAAGCCGAGACATCTGAAAAGCTAATGAACATTAAGGCAGCAAGCGATGCAGCGGTTGAAGCAATTAAGGACGCTGGATCGGCAGACGAGCAGCAGCACCTGTCGGTCATCAGGGCTCGCGCAGAGAAGGTCTTGAAGAAAACTATCCTGACTGAGCAAGACCTGATGTTCTGGGGCGAAGGCGAGGGCGAGGGCAAGCTCAAGCGCTTCATCAGTATCAACGCCATCGACTCCAGCAACCGTGCAGAACAGGCCGTACTGCCTTTGATTGCAGACGCAGTATCAAGGATGACAGAAACAAAGACATGGACAGCTGATGACAGCGCCGCGCTCTTCGACAAGCTCAACGGCTTTCGGAGCATGGTTATCAGTCTTGGCTACTCGATTAGCAACGCAACGAGTCAAAGGGCAAAACAGATGGCTGTTACCAAGCTTCTTGCTCAAGCGGGCCTTAAAACCAAGTGCATCGACGGTGGCAAGTCTGGCGACTACTACATCATCACCAAGGAATCGCTGGATCTAATGAATGGATATATTGGAACAAACAAGGGTCAGGAGATCACAGGAACCATCTAACCCACCCGCAACACCAAAAGGCCCGCCCCGTGCGGGCTTCTTTGTTTGTGCTCAAAATGCTTATTGGGTTAATGGGTTAATGGGTTAATGGGTTAATGGGTTTTAAGTGTTGTACGAAACCGACCGGAGTTATCGGTTTTAATTGCCTATTATTGACACTGTGCTAATGAAAAAGATTGAAACATACCTAAAACTAGTTGTGTGTCTATATTTACATCACTATGACAGTTAGGGATAATGTTTACATGAACTGAAAAAGGATGGGTTAAAAGCCCCCGCCATGACGGCCTCAAAAAAAAGAAAAACAATTGAGGCTACACAATGTCAACACTACCCCCAAAATTATCACTTATCGATTTATGTCTTCAAGGGCCAGTCGCTGAACTTCTGAAGAAGAAAGACGGCTACCTCGAAATCGATTCAAATCTGCTAAAAGCACTGTGCGACGAAATAATGTCGTATCAATCAAGCTTCAACTGGAACGCATATAACGCTGTAAAAGTCGGCAATTTGGAGCCTGAAGACGTGCCTGGCTATCAAAAAATGCGTCCAATGCCATCACATCCAAAGCCTTTCGCATCCTGGCTGGAGTTCTCAGTTCAGTATTTCGGCGGTCTAAAAGATCTCGAAAGAGAGCCGGTTAGCTACAGAATCCCGTACTTCGTCGAACATGAGTACCGTCCAGATAACATTGACAGCTTAAATGACCGCATCATTTTTGAAATCAAAGGGGCTATTCGTTCTCTAGAAGAGGCAAGAAAGTACGTTTCTATATCGAAACAGTACAAAGTCCACTTCGTTTTCGTACTGCAATGCGCGGATATCGTATGCCCGTGGAACTCATATGTGCGCAAAGATGGAAGCCGAATGACGCTGGAAGAATGGTGTGTTAAGTCTGGTTTTGACTTCTGTTATGCGGGTAAAGAGACGGAATTCAGGGCTTCTGAGCGTTATAAGATGCTAGTTAAAACAGTTGGTAAAGGGCTTGGGTCTTTCGCTGATGAGCTAATCGCAAAGCGGAAGCGTATTGAAGCAAGAAAGAAATCAATGATTAAAGCGTAAATCGTTGATATCGCATGATATACTGATCTAAGCAACACAAATAATAATAAGAAGAATAACGCTATGCGGAAAATTCTCGGAGTAGACCCCGGCGCAAAAGGGGGTCTCTCAATCATCGACGAACAATTCAATCTCATCGAATGCCATAGAATGCCCGTTTCAAAAGAAAAGGGTAAAGACGGCAAAGTGCGCGTCAGAATCTGCGTGCATTCATTGCATGAGATCATCTCAAAACATTCCATAGAACTTGCTGTTGTCGAGAAAGTGGGAGCACGCCCAGGCGAAGGCGTTAACTCGATGTTCAGTTTTGGGGAAGCTTACGGCGTTGTAAGAGCTCTAGCTGAAACGAATTCAGCCAAAACTATCTATGTTCGACCCCAGGAATGGCGCGGATATCAAAGTCTTTCGGGTCTTTCTAAAGAACAAATCGCTGAAATTGCATTTGAAATCTTTGGGGCAAAAGAGATATATGGGCGCAAAAACAAATTCGGAAATCTATCAATCAAAGATGGTATATCCGATTCACTCATGATTGCCAAATACGGTGTAAGGTTTTTGGAGTAATCATGGGCACTAAAGCACTTACAAAAAGACTCATCAAAGAGCTGGGCGATGCAATCGCAAAAACAGGTTCTGTTTCAATCTCGATTGGGCATATAAAACTCCCGAGATCGACGTATTACTTCTGGAAAAAACAAGCAGAACAGATTCTAGAAGATAATCCTGATCGCGAAAATTTGACGAAGAACGAGGAACTTCTACTAGAGTTTCTAGACACAATTGACTTTTCCAAAGCTGATGCTGGCGTAAAACTCACAAATGCAGCATTCAAAGCAGCACTTGCAGGTGACGGTCGTATCGCAATGCGCATGCTGGAATCCTTATTTCCAGACGATTTCACGCCATTTGCACGCAAAGAATCAACCATAAAGCAAGACACAAATACCGATTCCACGTCCGGAATTGCCCTCATTCCGACAGCAGATTTGACCTCAAATCTCGAAGAAATGCTGAAAAACCAGCAGCAAAACGTCCAAAACCTAGCCACTTCTAAGACAAATGAGCTTAAAAATGGCCAGGGTTAAGCAGCGTTTAGCTACTGATTGTGGCATCGCTACGCTCGCTAATGCCGTAGGGATCTCGTACGAGCAAGCCCAGACCGCGTACGGCACCGATAGAGCTCCAGGCGTGAGCATTCAGGAGACATGTGCCGTGCTCCTTGAGCTGGGCTACCTGCCGGTGTATGTGCCACTTCCCGGCTTTGTCAAAGCATCAGGACTACACAGCGCAAAGACCGCAGCATACAACGTGCTCAAAAGCCCTGCGATCCTGCAAGTCATGGCCAACGGCGTAATCCACCAGGTCTTTTTTGACGGCAAACAAGTAATAGATCCATCTCCGAAAGCCCCTGATTTCAACTCGATATTTGTCTATCAGTCTGTGATTGACGCTGTGTTTGTTATCAAAGCTGAAGAGCTTTTGAGGTCAAACGCTTTGGTTTGCGGGCAAATTGCTGGGGGGATTTCAGCATGACTGCCTTCATTCCGTATCCAAAAAAGCCGATTCGTAATGTAATTTGGCAACCTACGCCTGGGGCTGGAGGGGGGGTTTCGAGCCAAGGCATGTTCTTGCTTGTCGGTCAGCCTGCTCATCTTGTTAAAGAAGTGCTATTCCACGGCTCTCGCGGAAATGGCAAGAGTGACTGTCTGTTGATGGCTTATGCGCAACACGTTGGGAAGGGCTGGGGGAGTTACTGGCGTGGCGTGATTGTGCGTCGTCAATATTCTTCGTTGAAAGACTTGATCACCAAGGCTTACAGGATTTTTCCAAGGCTTTTTCCTGGTGCTACGTACAACAAATCGAATCGGGAATGGCAATTTCCTACCGGCGAAGTCCTGATTTTTGATTACATCGAGAAGAAAGAGCAGTACGAAGCTAAGTTCCACGGTCAGGAATATAGCTTTTTGGGGTTCGATGAGCTCACAACTTGGGCTACCGAAGAGATATATGAGTCTCTAATGTCTACGTTGCGTACGTCATACCAACCCACCAAAGCCCAGCCGCTCATGCCTCCGCTCCAGGTTCGCAGCACAACCAACCCTTGGGGCGTTGGCAAAAGGTGGGTAAAGGAGCGTTTTATTGACGGCAAACGCTCTGGAGAAATTGAATACAAAGATGGAAAACGAGATAAGTTAGCGCTTTTCGGGACTGTATTTGAGAATCCGTACATCGATGAAGATTACAAAAACTGGCTTAAATCAATTAGCGATCCTGCGAAATTGTCGGCGTGGCTGCTAGGTGATTGGGATGCGGTTGACGACTCGGCAATGTTCGCTAGTTTGTGGAAGAAGGACATATTGCTGCTTGATCCTTTCTCTATTCCAAGCAATTGGAAGGTTGATCGCGCTTTCGACTTCGGGCAATCGACCCCGTTCTGTTGCTTATGGTCAGCCGAGGCAAATGGTGAGGCCGTAACACTCAAGAATGGCTCCAAATTCTGCCCGCCAAAGGGCTCAATTATCGTTGTTGGTGAGGATTATGGGACTCCATTAAATCCTGATGGCACCCAAAAACAAAAGGATTTGGGTTTATTTTTAAGCGCTGGAAATATCGGAAAGCGTCTTAAAGAGCGAGAAAATAAACTGAAACTAAGCATTCTTTCGAACGTTTCTAGAATAGATCCGGGCCCTGCGGATAACCAAATTTTCAACGGTTCGAAGGTAGATAACGGCCAAGCACCCACAGTTTCAAAAGAATTGGCGGCAGAAGGCATGACGTTTACGCACTCAGATAAGAGCCCTGGCTCTCGTGTTCAGTCCGCCCAGCTCATGTTCGGCAGGCTCCAAGCAACGATTGATCAAGATCCAGGCAAGCCCCATATCTACTTCTTCACTAACTGCAAGTTCCTAATCAAGTCCATTCCAGATTTGCAGCGCGATGAAGATCAGTTAGACAGTGTTAGAAAGGGGCAGGATGACCATGCTTGGGACGCCCTCGCATATCGCCTAACTTGGAAACGTCCTGTTTCTAGCATTCAAAATGGCGTGATGTAGCTGTTGTTTGTAATCAAATTAAGTTTGTTTGCCGTCAAATCCAATCTAAAACGGCGAGTATAATAATAGAAATAGCCACAATAATAATAAGAAAGGCATGTTATGGCAGTTCAAGATCGTTCAAAAAGATGTCAAGTATTCTATGAGGAGCGTGAGCTTTTAAGGGCTTTGCGTGGCGGTACTAAAACACTGCGTGCGGGCGGTGAAAAGTGGCTACCCAAAGAGCCTGGCGAGTCAAAAGAAGGCTATCAAAGACGCTTGAAACGCTCTGTTTTGAGTAACTTTATTACGCGTGCTATCAAGAATTTGGGGTCAAAACCGTTCTCAAAGCCTGTGGTACTGTCATCTGAGCGGCAGCAGGAGCTTGCGGATGAGTATTTGCGGGCGGTTGATGGGCGTGGTACGAGCATGACTGCGCTGGCTTCAAGGGTTTTTGAGGATGCGCTATGGCAGGGAACGAGCTTTATTGCAGTTGATGCTCCGGTCGATGGCGGGCGTGCGTATGCATATCACTTGTCAGGTGACTCGATTTTGGGGTTCAAATTGGATGAGGATTACCAGCTAACTGAGATCAGAATCGCTGAAAAAGCCACGATTCCGGACGGTGATTTTGATGAAAAAGAAGTTGGTAGGGTTCGGATTTTCAGGAAAAATGGGGAAAGAGTGACATGGGATCTGTGGGAAGAGAGCGATTCTGAATACGTTCTTGTCCTGTCCGACCAGCCATTTGCGTTGTCAGAAATCCCGGTTATGCCGATTCATGCGAGCCCCGTTGAAGGTTCTGATGACTTGTTCGCGCCGCCGCCGCTGCTGGATTTGGCGTATTTGAATCTCCAGCACTATCAAGAATCAAGTGACCAGGCGCATATTCTGCACGTTGCCAAGGTTCCTGTACTTTTCGCATCAGGTGTTGCCCAAGATGCAAGCATTGCCATTGGTTCTGAGTACGCCATCAAAGCGGATACAGGCTCTGACTTGAAATGGGTTGAGATCAGTGGAGCATCGATCAACGCGGGCCGTCAGTCGATCATCGATCTTGAATCGCGTATGTCGGCGTACGGTGCGGAGATGCTTCAGAACCTCGGCGCTATTGAAACCGCGACCGGAAGAGCCCTGCGAGCAGGCGAAAATAACAACCAAATCGCCCAAATTGCTACCGCCCTGGCTGCTGGAATCGAGCGAGTTATGGGTTGGATCGGGAAGTTTAATAAGATTTCTGAGCCAGATTTCGTTGCGACAGTGAACACTGATTACGGCATTAACGTGTCGAATGAAGAGATTACGGCGCTGATTCAGGCTAGAACGCTGGGTGATTTGAGCCGTGAAGACTTCCTGAATGAATACAAACGCCGTGGAATTGTCCGCTCTGAGTTCAATATTGATGACAATAATGACCGCTTGGGTATGGAGATGGTTTGATAGCAAAGCGATTTTGTTAGCAAAGGAGTTTCTCAAAGCCAGAAGAAACAAGCAAAGAGAAGGGGCCCAGTGGGCCCCTTTTGTTATCTGCCGTAACCCATTTCAATTCGCTGCGATGCTTTGTAAGCAAAAAGAAGATGGGTTTTTGTTCTGTCTTTCCGGAATTCTCGGGCTAATTCCATTGTGTATTTCTCGAAAACCTGTGGCTTTCTTGTTATGAATTCGCTGGAATTTGCATTAAGTTCAGTGACCGCGTAGTACATTGTCTTGATCTGATTCGGCGCTAGTCCGCACATGAAGTCCTGAAATTTTTCGCCGTAGCTCCAATCAAGGACGTTGTCTAGTATGTCGAATATATCAGATGTGAATTTTTGAGTTGCCATTGTCGTTCACCTTTTATTGTTGTTATGAAGTTCTCTCTTCTTCATATTTCTATTATGACAATGAGCAACTACCGATTCAACATATATTTAAAGAAAAAGCAAACTATTTCTATAACCAATTAACAGCAACTGGCAAGTTTTGTGGGCAAAGAAAAGCCCCTGCGGTGAGGGGCTCTTTTGGATCAATAGTCGTGTGTTCTGTCTGCAATCAAGTTTGAAAAGACCATCGGATTATTCCAGCGATACGGGTCTTGCAGGCCCTTTTCTTCTGAGAACTCTTGATATTCATCCATGTCCATCACGACTTTGGTTTCAAATCGAGTCGTCGTGGGCTTTCTTTCTTGAATGTTTGCAACTATACCGTCAGATGTAACGCGGTACTCATGCCCGCCTAGCAGCGTTTCGCATCTGTGAATAGTTTTGAATTTTGCCATGGAACTCACCGTTTCTTGTTGTTATAAGTTTTGATCAACTTATGATTCTATATTAACTATGATCTGCAACTAACGCAACTACTATTTGCATAAAAAGTCAAACTATTTCTATAGGTGGTTATTGGCGAATGGCAAGTTGCTTTGCTGGCAAACTTTGTTCGAAGTCGGTCAGGTTGTTTGCAGTAGATGAGTTGACAATAAATTAGTTTTCGATATGAAGTTAAATAGTAGTTGATCCACTTGTTGCTCATTGTCATAATAAAAGCATGGAGGAGAGAGAACTCCATAACAACAATAAAAGGTGAACACAGTGAACAGAACATTCAATAAAATAGACGTTAAAGAAGTATCAAAGAAATTTAGCCTTGACTTTATCAAGCCGGAAAATGTGTTTCTAGTTATGCCACATGAAGTGCCTGAGTCCATCGCTTCTGACGTCGTGTATGTGACATTAGAAAATAACTACGAAGATTATACCGACTTACTTACATCAAGATCTTTTAGATTTCATGCGAAAAACGGGAATCATTGCTGGAATCTGTACAAAGATAGCCCGGAATTCAAAGAAAGCTGGGTTGCTGACGTTGTTAACGAATGCAGAAAACAATTCGTAGAAGAGTTGCGGCAATGGAACAAGCATGTCAGCTCAGGCAGGGCATTAATATACTCCCAGCCATCCGAAAGACCCCTGCACTAAATCAAAAAAGCCCCTCGCGAAGGGGCTTTCTTATGTTCAATCTGGTCGCTAGATAGACAAATCTGAATCGATTTTGGCTTTGAGAGCAAATCGCAGGCGGGGATATTGTGACGGATTGCTTAAGTAGAGTTCGCCAAGCTTGGCTTTCAGACTGTCGATCATACGTTGATCAAAGACAGTCTCAAGCGACGGCTTGAAGATCTTGCATGCGTAGAAGACTGCTTTGATGTCGTCGTCAGAGTGCTCAGCTTCGAGACGCTGCGCGATGCGCTCTCCGTACAGCCAATTCCAACGCATTTCGTAGAGCATGTCAGCAACGTTGGGTTCCATAGCTGCTCCTTGCTTGTTTTTTTCTGGCTTCGAAAAACTCTCATACAGCATAGCTTGCTTACCAGAGCTTACCGCCCCTAGCTAGTCTATCCAGCATACCAGCGAACGTTTCGCTAGCAGCTCCAGGCGACTTCATCATTACAGCGTCAAGAGGCCGCACGACAGTCGCTACACGCCCCCAGCCGTTGATGTACATTTCCACTCGTCCGCGTGCAGTCAGCTCTCTCGACAGCAGCTTGACTTCGTCTGTCTCTCCGACATCACCCGAGTCAAGCACATCACACTCATGAAGCCTGCGGCGCAGCTGATACAGCTTCATAGCTCCATCTCCATCGACAGAGCGTGCCTAGCCGCAGGGCGGTATCGAGCATATTCAACGGGATCTTCACGGTACTTTCTAGACATCTGTTTTGCATACGAGTCGACATATGCGCTTAGATAAACAACGCGCTCGTCCGCTTTAAAGTCTTTTACAGCATAATAACAAACGAATACCCGGAAATTCTCACCGATTTCCATCAGCTTCTCAGACAGCAATCGCCCATCTTTACCGCGACTCTCAAGATAAACCAGCATATCTCTTTGTGTGATCATAGCGATATCACCGTAAAGATAGAGCGCTTGATTGATCATTTGCGCACAAAGCTTCTTTATACTTAGCTCGCTTATTCTCTGTAATCTTATCGATAAGGCAACTCACTGATCCTCCGCTAAGCACAATCTTAGAAAATTCCTGTCTGCTTATGTGTCTTTCAATAGATTTGGAAATCTCAAACTTGCCATCGGCGACTGCTTGGATCATTTCTTTAGTAATCATGGTGATTATCTCTAGTAGTTATGTATAAATACATTATCACCATGATCCCCAGCTAACACAATACCCCAACCACTTCCATACCCAAAGATACTTGCGCGTCAAGTTTTGACAGCAAAGAAAAAGCCCCAAGGGAGGGGCTTTCTATCGGTTCATTTTTTGTTACTAGCTAATCTCGGGGCAGTAGCAATAACAACCGGCAGCACAAGAATAACTATTGCGAGCAGCAGCAATGAGTACGGAATGATGTATTCTGGTGCAAAATAAACTATTAAAGCCGGTATTACTACGTATCTAGCGAGTGCTTTCTTAACTTTTATGCATCTCGCGACTTTCATTATGCCGACAAGACCGGGAAAACCCATTCGATGTACGACGAGCAGGCTCATTAAAAGCTCAATGGCGACTGATGAGGCGATTATTAGCACGGCTATGTATGTATGTTCCATTTCATTTACTCTTATTGTTATTGTTCTATTCATATTATCTCAATGAGCCCCACCCAGCACAATACCCCTTCAGCGAATCCACCTAAAACTAATTCAATGTCAAGTTTTGACGACAAAGAAAAGCCCCTGCGGGGAGGGGCTCATGCTTTAACAGGGCATTAGAAGCTAATCTTGTTGGTCATCACGTACCGCTTGCAGTTATCAATGATGAGTTTGATGGTGGGCTTATCAGTCATGCTGTCTTCCAGACCAGTCTGGATAACTTCCAGCGTCTTGAAGTCATACCACCCGTTCTTTCTTGCTTCGTCAATGAACGAGTTCCATTCAATGGCTACGCCTGATGCGTGGATTTGTTCAATAGCTGCATCGACGGGTAGCCCGTGAGTTGCTTTAAGAGTGAATATGCGGCTGCCGGGAAATGTCATGTCAGATTCTCTTGTTGTTATTGTTGTTAATTCATTATCTCAATGAAGTTCACATACCACAATACCAATTCAGCGAATCCACCCAAAACTAGTTTTATGTCAAGTTTTGACGACAAAGAAAAGCCCCTGGGCGGGGCTTTAGCTCAATCCCATCTATAACCACGACCGATATACAACTCATTGAACTCCATCAACTCAATGAATCCGTGGTGAATCAAATACGCTTGAATGTCTTCATCACAAAGATAATCACGATCTAAAACGTAAAGCTTATAATTTTGTTCTGTACGCCACTCTCTCTTATCGCTGTCACGGCTCTTTATTTCACTGATAATATCGTTTAGGAAAAACGGCTTTTTGCAAATGTACGCATCTTCGATTCTAAAGTCTGAGTATTCACCGCTAGTCATGATGAATGTATCGCCCGGCACTGCATATTGAATTTCGGTTAACATGAGATAGCTCTCTTTATTGTTGTTATATTGACATTATCTCAATGATCCATAACTAACACAATACCCAAAACCTTTTCATACCCAAAACTAGTTTGATGTCAAACGCTCATCTCTAGCTCAAGCTTCTTCTTGCGATACTTGCGCGCTATCTCTTCGTCTTTAGTGTGTTCGATGATCGTGTCAATAATGAGCGGCACGTCTTTTAATGAAATGAACTGCTCAAAACTATGACTTGGCGTCTTGAATTCAACATGAACATAGACGTTGTTGAACGGAACTCTGAAGAATTCAAATCGGATTTCAAGATATTTATCGAATATATCGCACTTGAAAAGCTCTAGAAGCAGCTCGCAAAACTCGTTGATTTGAGCTCGCTTTGACTCAGTGACAGCTCTATACGTCCACAGAAAACAGCTGGACAATCTAACTTTCATTGTGAATACCTAGATTTTAAGCTCCAGTTCTAGCTTCTTCTTTCTAAAAATCCGCACGATCTCATCATCAGTAGTGAGACGAAGGACTTCGTCGATGATCATCTGTCTATCTTCTTGCGTCACTTCAATCAGCTCGTCCTTCATGATCTCATCGAAAGTGAAAGCAACGAAGGTTCCGCGCAGAGTAGAAACGCATGATCGGAATGTCACGCCAGCGTTTTTATCATGATTCTGATGCTTGAAAAGAGTCAGAAGAAGCCCGGTAATCTCATGAATCTTGGCTCTCGATTCAGGCCTGTGCATCCAGTACAGCCTCAAAAAAAGCTCTGTAACTCTCGGTTTCATCATAAAATCCCCTCAATCCATCACCAGTTTTCGCTTCAATCGAGGCGGTTTGAGTGCAAAAAGCCCCTGGGTAGGGGCCTGTTTGATTACATGCTAAGGCTGGTTTCAGGCTCGGGATCGACAAGATCTTTGAGATATGCCTTTGTCTTGTCGTTGTCGTAGAGAGCTTTCAGGACTCTCAGCGGCTCGTTGCTTGCGAAAAACTCGCGTGTTTCTCGGCATTTCATATCAGTGATCGGCTTTACTTTATTACCGAATTCTTTAATGAAGACAACGGCAGCTTCGATGTTCATGTCAAGAATGTCAGTCCATTTGTCCGCTTTACATTCTTGTGTGACTTTTGGAGTGCGAACTACGCAGAAGTGATAGTCTTTATGATGTGTCTTTTCAATGCCGATAAAGATGTTACGCTTCTGAGTTATTAGGGTCGTATCGATTCCTGTAATGAATTCGAATTCAACCAAAAACTCTAATTGCTCTTTGGTGACGTAACGGGTCGGTGCTTTAGTTACATTGTACTTGCTCATAGTCTTTGCTCTCTTTTGTTATGTACTCTCTCTGTACATTTTCATTATGCAAAATGAGCAAACATGCAATCAACAATATTTATTGAACGTACCTAAAACTAATTTGTTGTCAAATAAGTGGGGTAGGGCTGGTCTATATATGTGTACTTCTTAAGTAGCGGATTTCTGGTGCTGAAGTAAGCTCTTGCGAGCTGTGAGCGCATTTCTGCGAAGCTGTTGGCGGCTTGGGCAGCTGGTTCACCGAACGCGTGGGTGTATGTGCGGTACAGACTTATATGAGCTTTGAAGAGCTCGGGTGTAGATGGCTTGTGGATTACTGGCTCGAAAAGATGCAGGCCAGCGCGGAAGCAGCACAGGTTGAATTCGGCGGGTGATCTACCGCACTCGATTGCTTGTCTGGATTCTGCGAGAGCGATATCAAGATATGTGATGATAATGGGTACAACAGTCATGCGCTCATTTAGAATTGACGGCATGCCGCAAAAGTGATTATCACGCACATATCTGAATGCTTCTGCGTCCATGCATTATTCCATCATTCAAGCTTCTCGGTTCCAACCACCTTGATTGTCATTACATCTAGCGCAATCATTACGATTATTGCAGCAATTCCAGCAGTGCTTAAAATAGTAGCCATGACTATAATCTCTTTGTTTGACATGGTTCTATTATTGCAATGAGCTACAAGTGATTCAACAATATTTGATTTGTATACCTAAAAATAGTTTGTGCGCAAACATGCAGCTGAATATCAGAGTTCCATATCTTGCATTAGTTTCCGCTTGAGATAGATCTTTAAATGCTGCTTTTCGGGATTATTTTGGTACTCATTTCCGAGTAATTCGATCAGTTTTCCTCTTACTTTTGCTGCGCTTTGACCACCAAAAGCTACTCGTATTGTCTCTTCTCCGTCTCGTTCAATGATGGCAAGGAGAACTCTCGGGTCGTGATGGCTCTCAATTCTCGTGATTTGCGTGCCGTAAAGCCTTTCTACTGTGCCGTGCTTCGACACGGAAAAGCTGAGATCTGCGTAAGCAACGTCCGCAGCATCGTCTCCGAGCTCACGCACAGCGGCTTCATGCAGATCAAGCAGGTCGTCTATCGCGTCGTCATCTAAGAAGAAACTATCAAAATCCATGGTAATCCATTGCGGTTTTCCATATTTTTCTGACGCCGCTGGCCGCAGGTTGTTCGTTTTCATTCGCTAAACGCCTAGCTCGCCGCTGATCTTGTACTGCATTACGAAGCGCAGATCCTCGCGTTTTGTCTGCAAATAGAGCTCAGCGATGGCATCTACGGCTTGCTCAATCGTCTCAGGATCGTGGCGTTCGCCGAACTCTTGTTTGTAGATGCGCATAACATCAGTCCACCATCCAGGAAAATCTGAGCTGCTTCTTGAGTCGCCATCAGCATAAATAAAAAGTATAAAATGCAAGAAATCGACTTGCTTGCTTAGAGCTTCGCTTCGAAAATGCGAGGGCAGTTCGAGATAATCCATCACAAATTTAGATCTTCATCGAGCAGTTTGAGCGCAAAATGCCGCAGATGCACACGTGTCGGATCTTCTTCATATCGCTCTTTGAGAAGCTTTGTTAATGCGTATTCGAGCGCGGCGGACTTTGTTGTGAGCCATTCAATGCGTCCAGGGACTGCCGGGGCATTCTCATCTTTGTAGTAATAGCGCTTTACAGCTTCTTCAGGATTGACATTGAACTCTTCGCAGAACACGTTCATAGTCTTTGTGCGCTCGGAGATACGATTGTATGCAGCGATCTTTGCTTCTGAGTACTCCATACTCACCTCTTGACACTGGTATACCTGATATAACAAATGCCTCTAATTTTTAAATCTTGCGTGCAACAGCTCACGAGCTATTAAAGATTTTAAAAATTAGAGCCCTGTTTTGTGCGAAACCGACCAGCTATATATCGAGATCTTGGCGAATAGCTTTGACGGCAAAACGCTTCAAATCTACGCGCATGGGATTCTCTGCGTAAATCTTTCCAAGCTCCGCTTCAATATATTCTTTTGTAATGGCTCTAAATACTTGGTCAAAAATCATGTTGTCTGCATTTTTCTTCGGCCACTCTCCGCTGTGATAGTCCTTTAACTTCGGGCGCTTCCCGCGTTTGCGCTCAAAAGCATCTGCATAAATTTCGATGTTCTCTTTTCCGGTTTCACGCTTGTATATCATCACAAGATCGCGAATTTCGAAGTCCAAATATTCTTCGTTGTCTGTCATTTTGGGGCGCTTTGTGTGCTTGACTGCTTGGGTTTGCTGGCAAATTGCTTTGGGTTTGCCGTCAAATGCTGAGCTGATTCGATAGATTCGATACGTAGTACTTCCTCAAATCGTCCCGTTTTCTGTCGCTTTTGTAGATGTCTGAGAGCATGGAATGCGTGGCTTCCAGGATCTGCTGCGCATGATTCATGTCAATTTCGATTGAACAAATCTCGCCGTTGTCAATAAATCTGATATCGATTCTCAATGTGTCGCGAGCAAGATCCGATTCGAAACTGACAGACCATAGTTCGAATTCGTCGTCCGTTTCGCAGTCGGCTTCGGAAGCGATGGATCCGATTAGCTTCAAAAGCGCGGCGGAGCCAATCTCGCGGTTGAGATCAAAGATAGCTTGAGAGAGCGGGAAGGGGTGATCTGTTGTCATGCTCTGCTCTCTTTCTTCGTGCTTTGAGTCGTTTTCGGCTTTAGATTGCTAGTTTATCACTCAAATTCTTAGCGTAGTACTCGCGCAAATGCTCTTGTCTACGGTCTTTTAAGTACTCGTTTGCTAGCTTTTCGTTGAGTGCTTCAAGGATTCGCTGGCCGTGCCGGAGATGAATTTCGCCGGTTAGTAGCTTGTTTGCGTTTAGGATCTTGACGCGGATGATGATGCAGGCTTTGTGGGCGTTGATGATTTCGATTGATTTGAATTCAAAAGGCTCGCAGGGCTTCTCGTTACTGAAGATCGTTACGCCTTTGATCAGATCGAAAAGCGGTTTAGTGCCGATAGCTTTCTCACAGTAGAAGAAGGCTTTTGAGAGCGTTAGCGTGTGCTCTTTCGTCATGAACATGCCAGCTTTCCGTGCCGTTAAGCTATGGATTCGATTGTAGTAACCTTTCGGTTCGTGTCCAGCATTTTTTGATGTCAAGGGCTTGCTAGTTATAAAAAGGATTATTATATTGAGCGCACCAAACATAAATGGAGTTACACGTATGTCTCGTCTCGCTGAGTTTCGTGAAATTGAGAAGCAAATTGCTGAGCAACTGGCTCGTCTAGATGAGCTAAAGCAAGACGAAAACCTCAAGACCGAGATGGTTTTTGAAGAGAAATTGCGGGCATTGATGGGAAAATATGATAAGAATCTGCGCGATGTTATCGCCATTCTTGACCCGGATTTTATGCGTGCGAAGCGTGTTGAAGAGCCTGTGCGTCAGCGTCGTGAGCGTCAAGTCAAAGTGTATGTCCACCCCGACACGGGCGAGCGCGTAGAAACGAAGGGTGGAAACCACAAGGTTTTGAAGGCATGGAAAGCTGAGCATGGCGACGAGATGGTTGAGTCGTGGCGTGAGTGATTGATTCCATAAGACGGGCCCTGCGGGGCCCTTTTTTGTGTCTACATAGCTCACTCAAGCTCACATGATTAAGAGTTTTTCAAAGCCAGAAGAAACCAAAGCTACGTTGCACGCTCTCTTTCATACCTAAGAAATCACCCTTGTCACCCCCAACTCTCATGAATCTCTCTATTAATAGAAGAAAAATAAAAGAGCAGGGAGTTGGGGGTGGACGCATGCATGAATCCTGGGTATAGAAACGCAGCATAGCGGGGCTTGCTTTGTGTTTTTTCTGGCTTTGAAAAACTCGTAAAAAGAGGAGGCTTGCTAATAAAGCGTAGCCCCAATTCCCGTTCACTTGCCAGCCAACTATTTTCAGGTATATAGCTAGATAGCATATTGACCACAATCTAACTGTCTCGATACAATATAAACATAACAAGAACAATAAAGAGACAGCTTATGAAAACTATCGAAGTCACAGAACTATCAATGTCCACCGTAGATCATTGCTCACTATATTTGGTCGGCGGCTTCGATAGCGAAATGAATCATCTCCCGGCATTGCCAATATTCCGCCCTGGCCGCAAAGAAGCCCTGTACGACATCTGCGCACGCGCAGAAGCTGGCATCTACGATGATCGTAAAGCAGTCGAAGATCTCATCATACATCTGCTCTACGACGCTGTGACGATGACGCACGACGGAACTCGCTACATCTTCAACATCAAGTCATTCAACAGTCAAGCAGCGCTAGAAGAGCTTGTCTATGAAGTACTTGCGCAAGTCAACGAAGAGTAATCATCATGAGCACACTATCTGATCTAGTCATCGATCTCTTCGTCAAAGACGACTACCGCGCGTTACTCAAGCTCTCTAAGAAAGTCGACAGCGACACGAAGCTGGAGTCTATGTGTCTTATCATGCGCGGCATCCGAGACTTAGAAGCGCTTTGCGGCCAAAACAACACAACATACAAGCTAACACCCGCACAGCGCCGCACATACGCAGCCATAGGCCATTTCATCGGCACTCAACAAGTACTTTTCTACTGCTCCGAGCTCCCCGTCATCAACGATCCACAGCTTGTGCGATACGGACTTAAAACGCTCAATCAATCAGACGCATGGCTCGTCCGCTCTCACGCTATCCAAGCAATCAAATCAAGACAAACTGAGATTTCACACATTCTGATCGACTGGCTAATCAAGCAAGATCCGACGCGATACAGCTATCACGAGCTCTATTTGATGTACGAAGCATCGATATTTGACGGCAAATCTGACCCGTGGATCTTCAATAAGCTCTATGAGCTGGGCCTCGTTCCATCGATTTTAAGGTTCGCTGAAGCCGGAAAGATAGGCATCTGCAAAGAATTTCTGGATGATTTGAAGCAAATGAACGAGGAAAAGCTGACGGAAGTACTGCTAAAAGTGAGTGGAAACAGTCTTTAAAAAATCTCAAATATTTTCTTGACATCCCACAAATTGCGAATTTCTTGTTGTATACTAGTCACATAACAATAAGAAATCCTTGGGGGATTCATGCAACAACTTAGCAATCTTATCGTTCTCCGCGCCTTCGGAGATGAAGAAAATCCAGAGTCTGGGACTCCTACTCCTTCAATCACTGAAACGCCAGAGTTTCAAGAAGCGCTAAAAGCCCACCTTGCCAAAGCAGTAGAAGAGCAAACGGCAGGCTTGAAAAACAAACTCTCAGAAGTATTGGGGGAGAAGAAAAAGACCCAAGAACAACTGAATTCGATTCTCGCGCAAGCCGAGGATGAACAAGACCAGGCAGCTTTAAAAGCTGGAAAGCTCGACGTTCAGTCACTTCTCGATAAGAAAATTGCAGCCCGCGACCAGGTTTGGCAGCAAAAATTAGCCGAACTAGACTCTGAAAAAGAGCAACTTCGTCAAGCGGTTGAAGGCGAAAGGAACCGCTTTAAGCAGTCTCAGATCAAGCAATTGGTCATCAATGAGGCATTAAAGAACGAGTTTTTCCATGCCACGGCAGCTGAGGATCTAGCATTTTTGGCCGCAAATTCATGGGATCTAAGCGATTCTGGCGATCTAATTTCGCGTGATCGTGATGGAAATATCGCGATTGGCAAGAATGGCAGGGCACTGACTCCGAAGGAATGGATAGAAGATCTTCAAAAGACTCGTCCGCATTACTTCAAAACCATGGCTGGTAGTGGCAGCAAGCCCGGCACTAGCGGCGCAAGCAAAACGTATACGCGCAGCGCTTGGCAAGAAGAGCTTTCGAATGCATCTCCGTTAGAGCAAAAAGAAATGCTTGCGCGCAGAGCCAAGGGTGAAATCCTAATTTCTGGCTAAAACCAGGATCTTTTCGGGGTCGAAAGGCCCCAAATTCCGCCGTCTGGGACGGTAAATCAGGTTCTCTGTGAGTCCTGAAAAGCAATAAATCAGTTTCAAAATCGCTTCAAATTACCAATAAAAACAATAATAAATCAGGTAAAAGTACCATGACTCACACTCAAAACCTCGTCGTTCTTCGCGCTTTCGGTAACGATTTGGACGCGCTTGTTAACGATACCGTTCTGCCTTTGGCTATGTCTCGCCTTCGCGGCCAGCTGACTATGCCTAAGCTCATCACTGTTGATACTGCTGATGAAGCAAAACAGGTCGGTGAAACCGTTCGCGTTCAGAAGCCAATCAAGTTCAGTCAAGCTGATGAGCACGGCGTTGACGGCTCTACTGCTAGCGATCTCGTCGCTGAAAAAGTAGATCTGAAACTCAATCGTCACATCTACAAAGAATTCAAGATGTCTGACCGTGAATTCACCGGCTCAATGGGCGGTTCTATTCCTTCGGCTCTTGAAGGCGCTGTTGACGTAATCGCTGAGGCTGTAAACGCTGCGATTTTCGCAATGGTTCAGGAAGTTTCTGCTTATTCCGGCGTCCTGGATTCGATGAATGGACGTACAAAAGACGACTTGATTTCTGCAAAAACTAAGCTGGATCAGTCCAAAGTTTCGAAAATTGGCCGTAATCTCGTTCTGAGTTCCGAGTCCGAAGGCGAGCTTCTGAAGGTCTTTACCGCTGGAAACGATCAGTCTGCTGAAAAAGAAGGCTTTATCGGTCGTCGTTTCGGCTTCGATACTTACTCCGACATTCAGTGCGATTATCACGTTGCCGGTACTGCCAGCGCTGATGCTGGTATCACTACCGCTATCAACGTCGCTGTAGGCAGCAAGATTCTGGTTCTGGAAGGCGCAACCGCAGGCGCAACTGTAGTCAAGGGCGACGTCATCACTATCGGCGGTCAGTCCTTCGCAGTAGCTGAAGCCACCGTTTTCGCTGACGGATCTGCCGCAGTATCTGTTGAAAACGCTGTTGAAACCGCTATCGCTTCCGGCACTGCCGCTAAGGTTGCTGGCACTCATCGCGGCGACGTTGCTTTCACCAAAGACGCGTTCGTTATCGCTTTCCGCCAGCTTGAGAACCCAACCGAGGTTCCTGGCGTCACTGTCGGCAGCATGACTGACCCAGTCACTGGCATCACCCTGCGCCTCATGAGCTGGTACAACCCATCGACTGAGAACACGCATTGGAAGCTTGAGACCCTGTTCGGCGTCAAAGCTGTTGCTCCTGAGCGTGCCATCCGTCTCGGCGGACACTAAGAAATCGGGGCCTCCGGGCCCCTTTTTTCCTCCAGTTTGAGTTCAAAATCATGTCAGGAATTCAAGTTTCTAGAACGCTAGACGGCGAAGCCTTGCCAATTATCAGTCCAGGGATCTCGGTTGGTGGTGGGTTTTTGGTTGACGGATCTAGCGTTATCACGTCGTATCCAGTTAAGGGAACGGCAATTTATCTCTTCTGCAAGTCTGTAATTCACTTTGCTGAGGGCGATGTCACGTCAGATTCGCCCCCGATTGATGCCCGTGGCGGTGTTTATCTGGACGTAAACCGTGGCAAAACCATTTCCGTGAAGCTTATGGAAGGTGAGCCAGCGGCCCGAGTTTGGATGCACGAAGTCAGATGAACGTTGTCGGTCGGTTCCTGCTCTCGACTTCGGTCTTTCACTTGAGAGCTATCGTCTCGATTCAGGCGAAGCCGGGGCTGGGCTATGAGCTTGTGAAAAACCCGGACGGATCGATCACTGCTGGCGGTGAAGCGACACCAGGAAGCGACATAACGATTACATGGCCGGACGGCAGTACATCAATTCCAGTCGTAAATGAAGGCGGAAGCTGGCAGGAGACATCTCCACCTGACCAACCCGAAGTCGAAACAACGGTTGAAATTAGCCTCAACGCCATCCAATTCGAGGACGATCTCTTTGAACAAATGGAAGATGGCAGCTTAATAATCCCAGAAATCCAGCTAATTACAAACGCGATCATCGTTGAAAATGGCGGATTTGAAGTCACAGATGACGGCTCATATATTACTTTTGAAGTCGTTTAGCCCACATTTTGTTAACAAATAAGAACAATAATAATGACTAACAAGACTATTTCAGAACTGCCGAATTTTACTGGCGATACGAGTATGCGCCTGCACGTGCATAAGCCGGGGTCGTCTCAGTCGCTGTCGTTGAATGATATCGGGAATCTGGTAACAACGGGCGAAGGATTGCAGACGGGTGATGTAGTTTTAAGGCCTGCGGGGTCTTATGCGGATGCGCTGGAATGCAATGGTGCGACATATTTAACTAGCGATGCGCCTTTTCTTGCTTCAAAACTAAGTCCTTTTTCTGGTGCTATCCCAACTTCGATAAACGCAAATTCGGAGATTCGTGTTGGTACAGATGTTTATAATTATGTTTACAAAATTGGGGATATGACTCTCGCAGCAACTAATACTCTTCAAGATTTGTATATAAACAATGTGCGCGCATCAAGTCGTGCGGTTTACTCTGACACTTACGGAAATGGAAGGATATATAAAATAGAAAATAGAGTCTATATAACTAACCGTGACTCAAGTGTTACAACCGCAATTTCTAAGTTGTCGCGCGTTAATGAAGCAGGCTTTTTTGACGCAGCAAGTATGCCGTCGAACGCATCAGCTATCCTCGGAGTTGTGAGTTTAGACGCGGAATATGACTTAGTTTTTGCGTCGCACTGGTCGAACGGCGCAAATATGATCGGCTACAAAGTTAGCAAGAATCAGAATGTCGCAGCAGAAATTATCGATTACGGCGCTTTTGGACATTACGTTAACAATAGCTACATATTTCAATATCAGCAGAATGTAATGTTCTTTGGTGTTATCAATAATGTTAGTGGTCTTTTTAAGCTAAGCGTTGGAATTGATGCAATATCTGTAGAGAATGTCAGTGTTTTCTCTATGTCATCTTTTACTACGCGATATAACGGCGGAGACACACTAATATACGCAGATCCGCAGAACAAGCTTAAAAAGCTCAGGGTTTCTGACGGAACGATAACGGATTTGAATTTCGATGTTACGTCATACAGTCCATCCTTTATTTACAATGACACAGTCGTAACAATAAGAAGAAGCTCATTGCCGTATCTAGTTAGCTTTGACGGCGGTCAGACATGGAATGAGGGGCCGACAATGTCTGCATACGTTGCATCAGATTATGATTCCGGGGAACTTGTTTTTGTTGGCGGTTCTGGAAATACCGGCTCAGTAAACAATCAGTCAGGAACATTGCAGATTAATGCCGTGAACTTTTCTAGCGACGTAATGTTCAAAGTTCCGCTTGTTTCAAGTTACGTTAACAACTTCAAGCAGTACATAATCAAATGAAAGCATATTACAACAAAAATAGTGGCTATGTAGTGTCATTCTCAAGTGAGCTGGCACTCGATTATCCGTTCATTGATTTATCCATAGATCATGAGATGCTTTTAAATATTAATGCAGGAAAGATTGCTAAGATCATTGACGGTCAGTTGGTTTTTGAAGCCGACAGAGCGGAAATAATCTCGAAAATCCGATCAGAAAGAAAGCTTTTACTTGCAGAAGCCGACGCTGAACGAAACAAGATATACGACAACAGCGCAATAAATAGCGTTGAAGTCGACTCCGAGATGATCAAAGCAATCGCAATATACCGCCAGCAACTCCGCGATATCGTTGAAACTGTCGACATAGAAAATATTGTTTGGCCACAAAAACCTTGGCTAACTGTCTGATATACTAACTAAAAGCCGCTAACGAGAATAATAAATGGCTATTCCAGGTAAGAAAATTCCTGCTGTTCCGGTCTGGAATGGCGATCAAAGTATGCGAATTCATGCGGCAAAACCGGGTGTTTCCGAGGCTGTTTCGATTGCGGAAATCGTTGCAGCAGCTGCAAATCAGGCCGGTGGCGGCAGTAAATACGTCCTAGGCGAAGTGGTTTTGAGGCCGACTGGTGTGTATCCAGACCTCGTTTCGCTTGAAGATGAGCCTGTTTTTGATCCAATTGAGCGCTCCGATCTGAGAGATATTTTCGGGGAGACTGAGATTTTTCTTCCGGGCTCTCTTGTTGGCTATCCGTTTGAGCAACTCGGGGCGGTATATCAAGTTGTTAGAAGCGGCGCGGCGCTGATTTTTAGCTTCTATGATCGTTTCGTTTATGTTGGTGCGAACGTTTATGCGATTAATAAGGGCCAGGCCTTCGGTGCAGATAACAAGATTATTGAGACTAGGAATGGCGTGTATGGTTTCGATGCGTCTACTGGTGTTGCAAAGCTATTTCGTTTCGGGACTTCCGGCGCTACTTATCTTGCATACGAGCATCCGATTCCGGCTGACATTGCTGCTGATGTCGGAATGAAGCGCTTTAATATCGTTTCGCACGGTCTGAATGACATTCTTTTCTACCCTGATCAACCGTCATTTAAGATGATTCAGGGCGATGTTGTTAGTGATATCAGTGTTGGAGAGTCCGTTACTGGTGGTAGATTCAGTTTCTTTTCGGGGTCTGCTGCGACGGAAACGCGGGCGTTCTTTGCTGTTTATGACACTGTAATGAGCTCTAATTCAATCGTTGAGCTTGAAATACAGAATGGCGTGTATGAGTTAGTGTCCGTTGTTGTCAGCAGTACTCCGGGCGAAATGAAGTGTAATGATCAGTATCTCTTCATTTTAAGTAACATGGCGCGCGGCGGAAGTATTTATAACGAGATTGAAAGATATTCGCTAACAGATTTTTCGTTCATTGCAGTTCCTGAATTTCTTGAAATTGCTGGATCAAATCTGTTTGTTACTAATGAGAAAATCTATTTTATGCAGCAGGGAATGGTCTATGAAGGAAGCGTAGATGACATGTTTGCAGAGATGAAGTCCGCAAAAGATTATGGTTTTCAGCATGCTAAAGCTATGTATGTCGATGATTCGGGCTTGGTTTTGGCGTCTGATGCTGTTTATTCTGAGCTGGCCAAAGGTTTTAAAGTAGATCTTCCGCTCTTTGAATCTCCGACGCAATCGCTAAAATACTACATGAAAATTTGACTTCTGCGCCCATTTAGTCGTTTTTCTAGTGTTATAATTTAAGAAAGCCGGCGCCGTAAAAGGTGACATGGCAATAATAATAAGAATAAAGTCATGTCCTCAAGTCAAAACCTTCACGATATCACCACGGAAGTAGCAAAGTTCGCGCCCCCTGTTACTGTAACTACTGCTGTAATTGCTGGTATTTCAGTAGCGGATTGGGCTGCAATCATTACTATTATCTGGGTTTCTCTTAATATCGGCGACTGGTTTTGGAAGAAGTTCTTCAAGAAGTCCCAAGTTAATCAAGAGAAAGACGATAACAGCGGTGACGGAAATGATGCGTAAAACCGTAATCGCCGCGAGCACTGCTGCCGCTATTTCGATTGCTTCGACTGTCGTTATGTACTTCGAAGGCAACGAGCCAAAGGCATATTTAGACCCAATCGGTATACCCACCGTATGTTTTGGGCATACAAAAACCGCAAAGATTGGGCAGGTTAAGACCGCCGCTGAGTGTCAGGCACTACTCGAAACCGACCTGAAAATTGCACTGGATGATGTCAATCGGCTCGTAAAAGTTGAGCTTCCTGCCGAGCGCCGAGCTGCTTTTGTGTCCTTCGTCTACAACGTCGGATCTCCGAAATTCGCCAGCTCAACGATGCTTAAGAAGCTAAATGCTGGTGACACCGCTGGATCCTGCGCTGAGCTAAGCCGCTGGGTGTATGCAGGTGGACGTCAATTACCTGGCCTGGTGAAGCGTAGGGCAGAGGAAAGAAGGCTGTGCGAGGTCGGTTTATGAAGGTCTACCTGGCGCTTGCAGCAGTCATTTTAACGCTCGTAATCACTGCGTTTGCGCTCAAAAAGCAGAATGAAAGCCTTGGTTTGCGGCTCGATTTGGCATCAAAGCAGGTGATTGAGCTTGAGGATCTGGCTCGAAAGAGGGCTGTTTTGCTGACCGCGCGGGATCAGATTGATGCGAAATACACCGAGGAATTGAGTCGTGCGAAGAATGAAATTGATGGTTTGCGGGCTGCTGTTAATGACGGGGCTAAGCGGTTGCGCGTCAAAGCCAGCTGCCCAACTGTCGTGCCCAGAGCTGCCAGCTCCACCGGCTTGGATGATGCAGCAGGAGCCGAGCTCGATTCTTCTGTTAGACAGGATTATTTCAGTCTCAGAGAGCGAGTAATCACCACTGAAAAAAGGCTTGCTGGGCTTCAAGAGTACGTGAGGAACGTTTGCCTTTCTGGTCGCGGTGAGTGATATGGCAGTTGATATCACTCGTCCAGCAGACTGGAAAAAGAAGAAAAAGCAGCTGGTTAATAAGCAAATCAAGCATCAAGTAATGCTGCGCGGGCAGTACACGCGAGTTGCAAAGCAAGCTGTTAAGTATCTTACTGATATGAAAGCGGCTGTGAAAGAGATGATGGAAGAGGAAATTCAGAACAAGAACTGGAAATCCTCTAACAAATTGAAGCGGACTCTAGACAATATTGATCGCCAGATTAAGGATCAGTACCTTGCGATGGGCCTAGACTTGACCGATAACCTCGTAGAATTGGGCGAATATGAAGCTGAATTTGCCGGAGAAATGTACGGAGCGCCGTTTAGTTCAGAAGATATTGATCAAATGTCGATATATTCATTGGTTACTGATGATCCGTTTGACGGCAAAATTCTAAGCGAGTGGCTTACTGAGCAAGAGCTGAGCACGCAAACGAGAGTTAAACAGACTATTCGGCTTGGTATTGTTAACGGCCTGACTAACCAACAGATTATGAGTGCGATGTTTAGTGATGAGAATAACCCGTTTGTCGGCTCAAAGCGGTCTGCTGAAACACTTGTTAGAACTGCTGCGGCTCACGTTACTGCTAATGCTGATTTGGCGGCTTTTGAGCAGGGCGGGATTGAGAAGTATCAAATAAGCTCGGTACTTGATAATCGGACTACCAAGATTTGTGCGGCCCTGGACGGAAAGATCTATCGGGTTGATGACGAAAAAAGAAAGGTTCCGCCGTTTCACCCGAACTGTAGATCAACCATGATTGCTGTTTTTGATGACGGCCCGGAAGTAGATCAGACTTTTGAGCAGTGGCTGGCGGATCAAGATGAAGCTGATCAAATCAAGGTTCTGGGCGCTGAAAGACATAAGATGTGGAAAAGCGGATTGCCGGTGGATCGCTTTGTAGATTTAGATACGCTGAATGTGATTCCATTGTCTGAGTTGAAAAAACAAGAAAAGGGTTGATGGCAAGCTCAAATTTTTAAGAGTTTTCCAAAGCCAGAAAAACCACACCCATAGGCCAGGTGCTTTGTTTCCCCTGGCTTCGAGAAACTCTTATGTATATATCGCTTGCTGACTACACAACTGAATTTGGATCAGACGACTTGCCCGAAGATTTGGCCCGCCTCGATCATGCTCTTGAACGTGCCTCTCGCCTGGTCAATACGTACTGTCGCGCGTCAGGCCTGACTGTCCCGCTGACTGACGCTAGTGCGATAGCCGATATCAAAGGGCCATGCCTCGACCTTGCTAGGTATTTCGTCTGGAACGATAACCCGTCAGAAGAGCTGCGCAAGCGCTATGAGGACGCCATAGCCTTCTTTGAGCAAGTGGCAAGCGGCAAGATCCGTCTCGTAGCAGCAGGCCAGACAAGCACTCCCAGTGGCTTTGCCAACATCCGCCTGATCAGAGGCTAAGACAATGCTCCCGATCCTGGCCAGAATGGCAGCGAAAGCGGCCAGCTCAGACGGCAAAAAAGAGGTAAAGCTTGAGATCGATACCAAAGCCCTGAAAACACTGGCCGAAAAAGTCAGGAAACTGGGCCCACAAAACCCCCATGTCAAACGCGGTTTGAACGAAATTGGTGTGCGTTGGGTGGCGAGAATCAAGGCAAACTTCAGGAATTCAGTCGATCCTTACGGCAACAAATGGCCCGCTATCACACACCGCCAGGGCCAACCGCTTATCGATACTGGCCGTCTACGCAACTCAATCAAACATGATGTGCGCGGAATCGACGTCTATTTAACGTCCCCGATCATCTATGCCGACACTCATAACGAGGGCCTTCGAGGGATAAGGAAGCGAAGATTTACTCCGGATCAACGCGGTCTTCCTAAAAAATGGCTTGAAGAGTATGAGACAATACTATTGAAACACGTCCAGAAAGCCCTAGAAGAATAATAAAAATGCAATTTTCTGAGCAACTAAACGCCGTCAAAACACTTCTCGAAAGCCTTGAATCGAATCCAAAAGTCGATCTTTTTTCTGGCTCATTTCAAGAAAGCGATCTCGATAAGTTAAAGTTTGACGGCAAACGCCCATACATTCTAACCGGATGCGCAGGCGGCCCGATCACAGAAGGCAGTCCCAGACTTGAAATTGAAGCTGTATTTGGAGCCTGGGTCATAGCAAAAGCAGATCAAAACAACTCATCTTTCTCACGAGTTGCCATTGATACCGCAACAGAAATAGCCAAAAAAATAAAGACATTTAGGGGTGATGTTAAAACAAATACACGTCTTCCCGTGATAAGATTAGTAGAAGAGCTATCTTCGGGAGGAAGAAATGGAAGTAATTATTCCATCTGGCAAGTCGTTTGGACACAAACAATAGCTCTAGATTGAGCTCAAAACAATACCAATAATAATAAGAATAAAGGTAATTACCATGGCTTTTGGTCAGAATTTCACAGATACAACTTATGGTTACATTGGCAACGGTGGCCTTTTAATCTCCAAACTTGACGTAAATGATCGTCCGGTTGGTGGTTTCTTCAACGTCGGTCAGCTCAGTTCTGCCACTCTTGCCCTCAGTTCTGAGAAGGTTGAGATGCAGGATATGGTGTATGGGACGCTTGGTGTAGCAAAATCCAAGGTCATTAGGAACACTGGCGAAGTAACCCTCAACCTGAAATCGTTCTCTCCGGAAGTTATGGAGCTAGCGCTGTTCGGTCAGGTTACTGATGACGTTGCAGAAGTCGGTGCAACTTACACCGGCAAAGCATACAAGGGCCGTAGCATCATTGTTCCTGGCATCATTTCTGCTGTCACTTCCGTTACCGGTGCTGCGGCAGCCGTGCTGGATGAGGGGGTTGACTATGTCGTGTCTGATGGTTCCATCGAGTTTTTAAAGACTGGCACTATCACTGATGGCGATGATGTCACCGTTGTATATGACAAAGCCGCAGTCCGCAGGATTGAAGGACTTGTGAACACTGGCGTATCCGTCATGGTTGTATTTGATGGTAAGAACATCGCAGAGAACGATAGCCCTGTAAAAGTTACCTACCACAAAATTTCCCTGTCCCCAGCCGCTGCCCGCCAGCTCGTCAGTGCAGACTTTGGCGACCAGGAAATCAAGGGCACATTGGAATCCTCGAAAGCCGTTAGCGGTACTGGCTTATCGAAAATGTTCAAGGAAGAGCACGTAATCGCAGCCTAAGCTGTTTGTGTCCAAAGAGAAAGCCCCGCAGGTGCGGGGCTTTTTTGTGGCTGGGTGGTTGGGTTAAGCGGCTTGTTCCTCTTCGTCTTCTGGCTCGTCCCTGTGCTCCCAGATTTCCCCGCTTTCGACGTAGTTGATAACTTTTTCCTCGATCTCTGCAAGAGCCTCATTCCATTCTTCTTCACTCAGTTCTGAGTTTCCATCTTCGTCGTAGAACTCTCCGCACATCCTTAGATCCAGCTCATCTCTTGCGTAGTCAGCCATATCCTGAGGAGTGTCAATTTTTGGATCATATGATTTGAAGTTTCTGGTGTACTCGTAAACATCATCGATCATAGTTTCTAGTGTTTCGTTATTAACTTGTTGCATGGTCATTCACCTTTTCTTGTTGTAGAGTTTCCTCAACTCATATGTATAGATTAACAACCATCTTTTATGTAAACAAGTAGACAACTAGTTGGTTTTAGCTAGACTTTGAAAATAATTTAGCTATAACGATGAATGACCATACAAATATCATGAAACTAATAAGTTGTACGAAACCGACCGGCGCTTTTTACTGAATATTCTTTTTTTTGAAGCATTGGAACTAGCCCATCTTCAATTTTTAGCGAAAAAGTACTCAGTTCATTCATAACCAAAGACACAACATCAGTACTTGCTTCGACTTCCAACAACTCAGTAAATGCAGCAACAACATCATCATCCATACAATGTTTCCGCAGAACATAAGCTAAACAGTTAAAGACTATATCCAGCAACCCATACTCATACCCATCAACCGATTCCGAACAAAAGAAGAAATCAGCTGCAATGGAATCTGGCATATCAACCCCAACTTTCCTGACAATCATTGCAGAAGCATAAACAAGATACTCGTCACGCGCGCGCTGACTCATCCCCGATAGACTCAAGTAACCATCCATAGCCGCACCTTTTTTTTGAGCTCAAAGTGAGTTTATCGCTCAAAGTAAGCGTGTCAAGTGATATGATAGAAGCATAAGAACAATAATAAAGGCTTCAAAATGTCACTTCTTGACCTCGTTATCCCATCCAAAAAAGTCGTAATTACCCAAGATTTTGACGGTAAACCCGAAGTTGCTTTGCAGGTTTTTGGCCTGACAACTGATGATTTCGTGCTACTTGCTGATAAGTATTCTGGGATCTTGGCTGCTATTTTCCTAAGGAATTCAAAGGAAGAGTTGGCGGAAGTTGAGAATTCTGGCTTGATTATGCGTGAGTTTCCGGGCTTCGGGGCTGCTTGTATTGCGTGCGGATGTAAGCAACCCGACGCTGCTGATTACGTGCGCGGCCTGCCATTGATTATGCAAGTAGAGCTTTTGTCTGAGGTTTTCGCACTTACTTTCCCTGACGGTCTAAAAAAAAGCCTCGAAAAACTCGCTCCGACAATCGCACACCTGCTGAGAAAATAAGGGATTACGAAGAAAAAAGGCGAAAGGAAGAGTCTGGGGAAGATCTAGATGACTTCCTGGAAGGCCTTGTTTCAACCTGTGAGCTCCTAATTTCCAAGGGTCACAACACGGAATATCGTAATCCGTATCAGTATTCAGTACGAAAACTCTTTCAATTAGCCTGTATTCATAAGGATATTTCCAGGTCTCAGATGCTTGGCGGGATCATGGCTAATCATATGAGCAGGGTTGGTTGTGCGACTGGAGACTTAAAAGAGTTCGGAAATCTAATAAATAAAATAGCCGAAGAAGAATAATAATATGGCAAATAACACGGTAATTAGCCTGGTTTTAAAGGCAAAAGATCAGGCTTCTGGAGTGCTTACGGGTGCGGCTGCGAAGATAACTGCCTTGATGGCGGCTTTCGGCGGAAGCGTTGCTATAAATAAAGCGCTTGAAGATCTCACTGAGATGGACAAAGTCGCCCAGCGGCTTTCAATGTCTGTCGAAGAGCTTGGCGCTGGCCAATATGCTGCTTTCAAACTGGCGGGTGTCGGAGCTGAGGAATACGCCGACGCGATAACAGAAGTTCGCATCAAGATGGAAGAGTGGTCGTCCATAAATTCAGGCGGAGCAACTGACTTCTTCGAGATTATGAAGACAGACGTCCAGGAATTTATGAAGCTGAATCCTCAAGATCAGTTCTTGAAAATTGCTGACACGATGAAAGATATGTCTGAGTCCGCTCAGTTTACATTTTTGGATCAAATCGGTTCTGACGTTTTACGAAACATGTTGCCAGCGATCAAGCAGGGCGGTGACGAATTTCGGCGAACTATGGAGCAGGCGCAAAAGTACAATCAAGTAGTTTCAAACATAGATGCCAAGGCAATTAGAAGCCTAAACACTGAGTTTCAAATGCTAGGGAAGATTGCTGACGGTACTTTTAAGAAGGCATTTTCAGGTATCGCGCCAGAATTACAGGCACTTGTTCAGATTGTTCAAGAGAAGATGCTGGAGATATCAGGTGCAGCCAATGGCCCAATTTCTAGCATTGGCGACACTTTCATTGAGATGGTGGAAACGGTTTTGCGCCAAGTTTCCATACTCGCAAGGGTAAAAGACACTTTTGACGTTCTTTTTTACACTCTTAAATCGTCTGCCTTGTTGTTTGTTGCGGTCTTTTTGACGGGCATGCAAGAGATCGGTGATGGTGTCGTTAAAGTTATGAACGGAGTGGAAAAGACGCTTCGCTCCGCTTTTGCTGGATTTATTGCTCTGGTAAACAATGCACTTATAAAGCCAACAGCACAAAATCTTGGAGCTCTCGGCTTTGACGATATGGCAAACAAGCTAAACGCCGCATCATTAAACCTGGAAAAATATCGCAACGACATCAAATCGAAGCCCCCAACTCTTCAAGCGCCTGATATCCGCCCAACAATCAAAAAGCTAAAAGAACTCAAGGAAGAAAGCGATAAGGCCCTGGGCGACAATATCGATCTCGTTATCAAGGGAACATTTGATGACAAGGCCGCGATGGAGGCTATTGTTAAGCGAAGGGACGCAATCAGAGCTGACCAAGCTAAAGAACTAGCCGATGAAGAAAAGCACAGAAAAGAAACACTAGCGAAGGGCGGTGACGCTAAATTCGGAGCTGCCAACGCAACTTCTGCTGCCGCAATTGCCAGCTCTCAAGCCAAACTCCGTGCTGATTTAGCTCGTGCCGATATTGAATCCACTATTCAAACCATCGAATCTAAGAAAGAAATTGAGCTTGCCGGGCTTGACGAAAGAGCCCGTCTCGAAGGACTTTCTGCTAATAAGATCGCCGATTTGCGCCTTGAAATTGAGTTAGAGGCTGCTCAAAAAATCAATGAACAGCGCAGAAAGTCAATTGATGAAGACATTAAAGAGCTGCAAGTTCAGATTGAAGGCCAGCGCTCTATTCTTTCTCAAGAAGCCTCAGACGCTGGCCGTGGCGGTGCAGCTGCCGCAATCGCTGAACTCGAAGCCGAAATCACTCGGAAAAAGCGTGAACAAGTAGCGCTTAACGGCGAGCTTGTAAATCAATCGGCGCTTTTGAAAGCAAACAGGGCAGCTGAACTGGGCACTCTGAAAGCCGAACTCAAGGAAATAAACGAGCAGGCAAAACTTGAATTAAGGATTCTCAGGGGAGATAGCGTAAGCGTTGAGCTTGAGAAAGTTGAAAAAGAGTTAGGTCAAACCGTAAAAGACATGGAAGAAGTTGGTCTTGATTCAGACGTTGTAAAGAATCTTTTGAGTGCAAAACTGGCAGAAATCGAGCTCAACGATATCGAATCGCAGTTTGAATCACTCAAGAAGAAGCTGGAGAAGCGCAAGATCTCCCCGTTCGAGTACCTGAATCAGGTTGGGGAGTTAGAGCAAAAGGGCGCGGGAAAGGCTGAAGAAGTGGGTGATCCAGACCGTGTTGAGGCCTTTGCAGAGGCTGCGAAGAACGCACGGGCTGAGGTTTTTGATCTAGATAAGATGGTTTCTAACGCCGCAGATTCGCTTACTTCCGGCCTAGAAGGGCTATTCGGTGACTTCATTTCGGGCACGAAATCCGCGAAAGAAGCGTTTTCTGACTTTGCTCAGGGCGTGCTGATGGACATCGGAAAGATGATCGGAAAGCTGCTCGTTCAACTGGCGATCCAAAGCATGCTTTCGGCATTTTCTGGTGGCACTTCAACTGCCGCATCCGGCGCGTTTTCTGGACTCCTAAATGCTGGGGTCAATCATAGCGGTGGCCTCGCTGGATCTGGAAATCGTCGCAGATTGGCTCCGGCTGGCTGGTTTTCTGGCGCACCAAAGTATCACACAGGTGGCGTTGTTGGGCTCAAAGCTAACGAAGTTCCAATTGTGGCCGAACGCGGGGAAGAAATACTAACCGAATCAGACCCAAGACACCGGAAAAACCAGGGTAAAAACAGTTCGGTTAAAGAAGAAAAACAGCCGATAAATGTCATTAATATGCTTGATAATAGCGCTATCGCAAGGGCTGCTTTGGAAAGTCCCGAAGGCGAAAGGATGGTTTTAAATATTATCAAAGCAAACAAGGGCAGCTTAAACATGTGATATCATGAGATATAGACAACTAAAACAATAAGAATATATGTCTGTTTATATCTCATCTCACGCCTCTGGCCATGCTTGGCTATCTGATATTGCCGCTAATCTTTTGCCGTCAAACAACTGGTTTGCGGTCAAAAACGCTGAGTTCGAAAAGCTTTTTCAAATTCCAGCAGGTGGTTATATCGGTTTAGTTACAGTCGGAAATGAACTTAAGTTAACGGCTTTCGAGATCTATTCGCCCCAGCTTGGCATTATCGAGCAATCGCCTTTTCCCGGCTTGCCGGGGCTTGCTCTCCCAACCGGGCCTGTTAATGCCTGGACGGTGGTTAATGAGCGTCGGATTTGTGCGGTTTTGCGCTCAAACGGAGTGTATTACAGCTTCTATGCGGGGCTATTAAAGGCCTTTGGAAGCGTTAGAACCTATCCATTTCCAGCTTTTGTCGGTGGAAGTTCGGGTGGTTCTGCGTTCCCGTTTATGGCTGGCGGCTCTGATTTGTGCCCAAAAGTTTGTGTTCCTGATGGGACTTTTCAGGTTGTGGGTGGCGATCAAGGGCTTGGATTGAGCTCGTTTTCGACGTTTGATCGGTCGAAGATGGTGAGTTATGTGCATCCGTTTGACGGCAAATTCAAGCGCATTGGCAGGAATCTAGATGGCTCCGTGACGTTGTATCGGGCTCTGGTTGTGTCTTCTAAGTTTGATGGTTCAGTTCGAATTCCGGTGTCGGGTGAGTGGGTCGGGATTGATGATGACCGTGATCGAGCTGATGACGGGCAATGGCTTGGGTATATGGATGGCGTGTATGCGTGTCCGGTAGGGCTTGTTCCTGGCTCTGTCTTTTCGGTTTCGGGCGTGGATTACCTGGTCGTTCAGAACCTTGGTGTTTCGAATGAGCTCTTTGCACTGGAGCTCTCGTGATGCGTTATTACTCGTGCCGGTACACAGATGCCGATGATTTGCTTGCTGTCATACGCCGTCAGGCTTTGATTGCTGGCTGGGCTGTCGAGTTTTTCGGGCTGATGAAGTCAGGTGATCCGCGTCTTGGGCTTCAGATGCATCTGTCGAAGGACGGTTTGCATTTTGGTTTGCGGTCTTTTTCTGAGCTAGATCCTTTGAAGGAGGTCTTTGTTTCGAATGCTAACGGGCGTAGCGGGGTGGCGGTTCATGCTAAAACGGGCTTCGATCCGGCTCTTGCATATGCTGCGCAGCCTGGGTTTCAAGGGGCTTCTAAGTGCTATGTTGAGACTGGGGAAGGTGGGACTTGCTACATATTCAGTTCTGATAGCCAGTTTTTTGTATCAACGCAGCATCAAAATGGTCGCTTTTCCACGCTGTTTTTCGGTCAGATTCCGACAATAGTTTCTAATTCCGGTGGTCAATGCGTTTCGTCTACGCTCGTTTATAATACGGGTTATGGTTATCCGTTGTTTTATAACCATTCTGATTCCTTCATTGTTAGCATAAATCACGGCCAGTTTTCAGGATTTGACGGTGGTTCCAGGACTGTTTCGTCGATGTCATATCCTGTTTCTGATGGCTATCCAACGATGCTTCCTAAGAGCATGACGTATGGCGAGATTGGGTCATTGACTCGCTCAAAGCTTTTGAATTGCGACTTCCCAGCTCTAATTCCAGTTGAATTTCTCACTTTGTATGCCGGGAACTATTCTCCTTTTGGTGGATTGCCGGATGTTTTTGTCGTGTCTTTGGATTATGTGAATCCTGGTAAGGTGCTGAAAATTGGGGCTCATAAGTTTGTTGCGATTCCGTACGCAAAGAAAGGGGCTTGGGTAGATGGTACTATTTCATTATTTAATGCGGGTTTGGCGGTAAGAATCGATGAATAACATTGCGCAGGATTTTCTTGATATTTACAAAGATAACGTCTTCATCGATGTTGTTTCCGAGGGTGTTTTGCCTGAAAACTGGCCAGTTGAATACGCTGTTTGGCATTCATTCAATGGAGGGAAGCAGATAGAAAGCGTAGAGGTTTTGGGCCCTGGTAGTGTTGAGGGTAATGATTCTGGAGAATTTGAAGCAAGCAAGCTGAAAATATTAAGAGTTTTTCAAGACCAGAAAAAACCAACGGCAGGGCTGGCAGTGCACTTGCTTGGGGGCGGAATAATTTCTATTGTCTCAGAGGTACAGGTCGTTCCAGTTATTTACGACAAAATTGATATGTCTGAGCGTCCTCAAATTCAGTTACAGTACATGACAGAAATTATCGATACGTTTAATGGCTCTGAGCAAAGGGTTTCGTTAAGAGATAAGCCCCGGCTTTCCGCTGTATATCAATATTCATTGGTAGATGCTGACAGATACATCTTCGAGAATAGATATATGAGTCATAACGGTAAAGTTCTACTGCCGCTCTGGCCTTTTCAGATACCTTGTAAAATTGAAGGCAACGTCGCAACGCTTTTGTCAAACAATAATTATTTGAAGTGCGCTGATTACTGGTTACTTTTCGATTCTAACGAATACTCAATAGCGAAGGTAGAGAGCAGGGCATCGCTTGCAGCTTCTTTGTTTTTTCTGGCCGAGAAAACTCTCGAAAAAGATTCGATTGCGGTTCCTCTTTTTCTTGCAAGTTTCTCTAATGAGAATAACTCAACAACTCTATCCAATTGCTACGAAACCCATTCGGTCAGCTTCAATATCGATGAATTGAGCCTAAATCTGCCCGAAATTGACCTGGAAACACTCGAATCCATCCCCGATTTCGTTGAATACGACGCCGATTACGACGAGTTTTACACTCAAAACGAGAAGTTTATCCTGCCGTTTTCGCCTGACAGATCAGTAGATATAAGCACGAAATACGCCCGCCTCCGCGAACAATTCGACCCAGGAATGGGGTTAAGGCACGAGTACGAGCGCACAAACGGAGCTGTTCGCACATTCAACTTCACGTTCCGATTCTTCTCAGAAACTGACCGCCAAACTTTCGATGATTTCGCAAGAATGGTTCAAGGCGCGCAACGCGAGTTCTATTGTGAGTCGCCAAGCTACGGTTTCGACATTGTTTCCGACATTCCCGAAGCCTCAAAAACCATAACCGTTAAAGATACCAAATCAGTATTTAATTCATCGACCGCAGCAACTGCCATGTCCATTTCGTTATATACTAATGAAAAGCTATACCGAAAGATCGATTCAATAGTTGATAACGGAGACGGAACTCAAACCATTACTGTGAATCAAGAAATACCGGAAACCACTCTCGAACAAATCGTTTGTGCGACACCTCTTTTCTTGTCCCGTTTTGAAGCCGACGACTTTCTATATAACTTCGACACAACCGAAATATCTACAATAACAAAAACAATAAAGCAGATAATTCATGCTGAGCATGTCCGATATTGAAGCTAGCCTTGGCTTCGGAAGTCCCACAGAACTATATCTTTTTGAGCACGGTGACGATCAATACGCGTACACATCTGGCTCGAAAAAGGTCATGCACACGGATGGAATAATTTACGTTCCACTTGCAATAGAACGTGGAAAACTCCAAAGAACACAAGAAGACGCGAAAAACAGGCTGTCAATCACACTGCCTGGCGATTCTCCTATTCCAATGCTCTTCAGAAATAAGCAACCGAGCCAACACGTCTCACTTCGCATCTTCCGTTTCCATCGCTATACCAAAGAGCAGATGAAATGGACAGGCTCAAATCGCGGCGTTGGTAACGAATACATCTGTGCTTTCTCTGGCGAAGTAATCCAGACGACATGGAATAACAGCCTGGCAACACTCGATTGCGCCCCGATTTCCGCCCTCCAGCGCCGCCAAACACTTCGCTTCGGCTACCAATCCCAATGTAATCACCATCTTTTTGATGAGAATTGTGGCCTTAAAATTCAAGATTGGCAGCAAACCGTAACCGTAACTGCAATAAAAGAAGCTGGTTTCAAACTAGAAGTATCAGGAAAAACCAGCCTTGATGATTATTACAGAGGCGGTTTGATCTCAAAAAATGACGACGATTTCAGGGATGTCGTTAGCGTTGTCGGTACGACAGTTGAGTTGATAGCGCCTTTTGACGGCCTGAAAGTCGGCGATGTTTTGCAGATAACGAAGGGCTGTGATCGATCTGCTGCCTCCTGCCAAAGCTTTAATAACTTCGATAATTTCTTTGGTTGCTTAACTATTCCTACAGAAAATCCTTTCAAATAATAATAAGAAGAATAAATATGACCTGGATAATGGCGGGGCTATTCCTAATTTCGCTAATCATGATGGCGAGGATGCAGCCAAAAATTGAGGGACAAAAGGCCGCTGGTATCGAGGATTTCCAGTTTCCAAGCGCTGCCGAAAGACCGATTCAAGTGGTTTTTGGAACTCGAAAAGTTAGCGGGCCCAACGTTCTTTGGTATGGCGATCTTCAAGCAAGGCCGATTTACGAGAAAATAAAGACGCTTTTCAGTACCAAAAAGACCGTTGTCGGGCACAAGTATTATATGGGAATGCAGCTTGGTGTCTGTCATGGCGAAGATGCTGAGCTGAAAGCCGTCTATTTTGCCGATGATTTGGCCTGGTCTGGAAGTGTCGGGGGCATGTACGGCGAGAGCTTTGAGATCAATAAACCGGATATTTTCGGCGGGCCTGAAGGCGGTGGCGGTGCGTCAGGGAAGGTCACTTTTTACAGTGGAAATCGTTACCAAAATGCCTGCGACTACCTGATTTCTAAGCTTGGTGCATCGCTCGTTTCGCCATTGCGCGGCTTAGCTTATGCCGTTTTTGAAGGCTTTTACATCGGCAATTCGGCATCTCCAGCTGCGATTAGCTTCGTAGTTTCGAGAATGCCTAAGGGCCCAAAATCGAACCTGGTGACGTCAATCGGTGATGATGCAAACCCGTCATACATTATTTATGAGCTACTGACTGACCGGAAATTCGGCGCAGCAATCCCAAAAAACCTGATCGACGGCCAGTCTTTTATCGACGCCGCACACGTGCTCCAGACAGAAAGCTTCGGCCTTTCGCTCGTGATCGACAGCGCGTCATCCGCTGGGCAAGTCATTTCTGAGATCCAAAAAGTGATTCAGGCAAGCCTCGTTGACGACCCGAAAACCGGCAAAATCATGCTGAAACTTGTGCGCAGCGACTACGACCCAGCCGATCTTTTAGAGATCAACGAAAGCAATATCAGGGCGGTTTCTGACTACACGTCCGGTTCTCTCGATACCGCGATCAACGAAGTGCGCGTGAAATTCTTGGCTCGTGACTTCGATTACAAAGAGCGAACCGCTATCGCACAAAATAATGGCGTGAGGGTTCATAAAGGCGACGTCGAGACGAAGACGATTAGCATGCCTCAGATTAGCAACCCATCAATCGCAGCAAAGGTGGCGCAGCGGGAGCTGGTGGCGAGCTCATCACCGATGAAGACATGCACAGTCGAATGCACGCGGGCACTTTCTGATGTGCTGGTTGGTGATGTGCTCAAGATGAGCTGGAAAATCCTCGGTATTGAGCAGCAGATCATGCGTGTCACGAGCGTAGATCTGGGCAGGCCTGGCGACGGGGCGATCCGGATGACCCTAGCCCAAGACGTTTTCGGAGTCTTCAACTCGGTCTACGCGAACACCGAAAGCAGCTGGGAAAAGCCAAGTTTTGAGCCTGTTTCTGTGTCTGATTACCTGGTTATCGATGCCCCGGCGATCTTGGCGGAGGGGATGACTAGCGCAAACCTTGTTCTGGCTAAGCGTACGGCTGGAGCCATGGACTACAAATTGATTGTGAAAAGAGCAGTTGATGAGTCGTATATCGATGCGGGAATCCATCAATTCACAGCGGTTTTCGCTCTTTCCGAGTCGCTGGCGGCAGGCAATTACAGCAAACAGACACTGACAATCGGCGGTGATTCGTCTGATCTTGAGCCGTTTACGTCTGATGAAGCATATCAAGGCATGGGGCTTTATCTGATCGACAGCGCAGCTGGCCGTGAGTGGATCTGCTGCTCGGGCATCAAAGTGATCGATGTTTCTACCGTATCTTTACAGAACGTGAAACGTGGATTGTTTGATAGCACACCAGTTGCCCATGCAAATGGATCAAAAATTTGGGCGGTCGGTGATGGTCACGGTATTGCGAGAGTGTCATTTGCTCCTGGATCTGCTGCTGATATGAAGCTTCTCGTGAAGACATTGACACGTAGACAAACCGAAAGCGAGTCGCCGATCCTCAGTGCTCCGCACACCGGCCACAACCAAAAACCTTGGAGACCAGGGTTCGTTAAAGTTAATGGCCAAGATGGCGGCACGATTTCCGGCGAAGCGACAATAACATGGAAAACACGTGACGGCAGCGGAACGAAGATTGTTCATTATGATGATGCTATTTCTCAGTCGACCGACGCGGTATACAGCATTAGCGTCAAGACTCCAGAAAAGTATCTACACACTGAAAATGATATTGATGGCGAGTCATGGACGTTCGCTAATGAACTAGAAACAACCGGATACTGGGAAACTAACGAGCAAAACGAACTTGTCTACATCCCAGGCGATTACGCCCCTGAATTAACGTTTGAAATCGTGGCAAAGAAGGGCAGCGCAGTATCTGAGATGATCTCAATAACCGTAAACCGCTAATCATCAACACCCCCTCGATCTTTAAATCCTACGTTCAATTACCCACGCACTTTCAAAGAGTTAAAAATTGGAGGGGTTTATATACCAAGTATACAAAGCATGTTTGCGCTCAAACACTTGCCAACTAACTAGTTTCAAGTATGTTCGTATTTAGTGTATTTACATTAAGTTAGATCATTGAGATAATTAACACATGACATAAAACAACAAGAGGAAAATTGTCATGTGCTTTCATTCTCAGTTCAACACTACTTCGCTTCCAATCCTTGCGCTTATTCTCGGACTTGATAAGACTCCAAGGCCCCAGATTCCAGCAGCCGATCTTTTCCGTCTCTTCACTGCAACTTCTCGCATCACTCCAGACGCTCAACTCTACTTTGTCTTTAAAGAGATGATTGAGAATGAAGAAGTTGATATTGATGAAGCAATCGCGACTTGCCAGGAAATCCACAGGTGTATTAAAGAAGGTCAAAAGCTCTTGGTTCAACAAAACGACGATGATTTCTGGGCTTTCTTTAAAGATTGATTTGTTGGCAAAGGTTTGATGGCAAAAGAACCCCGGAGCTCCGGGGTTTTTTGTTTAAGGGTGAGGGGCGGGGATTTCGGGGTTAAATGGCTTGCCTGGTACGAACTCCTGATGCCATTTTCCGGGGGCGCTTGGCATTACGTTGAAGTTGATGCCGAACAGCCCGAGCAGGATTGACAGGATTGCCATTACCATTTCTGCTGCGGCTTCGTCGTCCTTGGCTTTGAATTTAACTGGGAATTTCCGGCGTCGGGCGACGAAGACGTAGTATCGCGTTCTGATAGTAGTGATGACTTGATCATCATCCTCTCTTCTTGCAATTTCTGCCTCAAGAGCTGGAAGGGTTTCTGGTTCATAGTCGATGCCTTCTTGTGTGATTAGTTTTTGCCACGTCAATCGTGATCTTTTGAGCTGTCTGCCGCTGATTATTTTGCCTTCATGTTCGTAAGCGATGCCCTTCGGCTGGCCGTCTGCGTCCTTGGTGAGGTGAACATACACACCTTGGCGACGTAGAAGGCGCACAAACATGAACATATCGCCGCCGCTTTCTTGTGTTCTTTCTACTGCTCCGGCAACTTTTGCGATCATTTTGTGCTTAAACGGGATCGTATTGTCCTTAATTGACGCCTCCATTTCGGCGTGAGTGATTGCGGTTCCCCAAGTTTCTGTCGGCTTTGGGGCCTTTTTAAGCCCGAATTTATCTTCAATATCAGACACGGAATCGATGTTTTTAGTCCTTTCGTTACTGTCGCTAACCATTCTGAAGCCTTCTTCCAGCTTAATTCGGTTAGCAACGATATGGACATGCTGATGATCAGTGTCTTGATGCATTACAGCAACGTACTTTGTAGTATCTCCGAAGCCCAAGTCTTTCACGTAGATTCTGACAACTTCCTGCCATTGCTCCGGAGTTAGTGATTCCCCAGGTCGTAATGAAAGCATCGCGTGGAAGACGGGCTTGATCTTCTTGTCTGAATCGATTGAAAGATTACGCAGCTTCTCAACTTGATCAAACTCATCGACCATTTGCATAACCGCTTTTTCGCTTCCAGCAAGCAGTGATGGAAGTGGATCTGGAGATATGCAGTTGCTATCAATCGTCAGAATTTTAGAAATGGCATGGTCATGCTTTGAACATCCGAAGATGTATCGAATGCGATTCTTAAAGGATCCCGCGCTTTTTGGAAAGATTTTGCCGATCATATTAAGCTCCCATTGCTAACTTTGAGAGCTCACTGATCTTTGAATTAAGAGCTTCGCGTGGAGCGTTCGAGTTCAAGAGCGAAGAAAGAGCCATCAATCCAGTGATGATTTCGAGGGTTTTTGGGCTGATTTCGGCTTTGGCTTTTGGTTGTTCGCGAGCGATATAGTCACGTACATAAGCGCTTGCGGACTTGTAACCTGCTTCTTTTACTTTCTGATCAATGATCGCTCGTTCTTCTTCATTAACACGAACGATGAGAGTTGATGATTTCTTTTCTTGTTCTGCTTTCATAACACATCTGCCTTTATTGTTTTTATATGCGCAACCCCTGAAAGGGTGTGAGCAGACCAGTTAAATATCTCTGATATTTGTCTATCAAAGACACAACTGGCTTCTTACAGCTCATACGTTTATTATGACATATGAGATATTGGCATTTGTGAACTATTTTTAATATATAACTACACTCCCGCAAACTGTCAATGCGGTTTGTTAGTTACTGCTATGAAAGTGTGTGGGAAAGTAACATGTCGCAGACTAGTAGTGCGGTAATTACATATGTCGCAGTCGTTGAGTGCGGTAAATAAGCGGTGTCGCAGAACATGAGTGCGGTAATTACTGATGTCGCAGTCGAGTTGTGCAGAAAGTGATCAATCCGCAGACTAGTTGTGCAGAAAATGACCAACCTGTATGATTGATATAGGTGCTTTGATGATAATGAGAAACGATTAGAGTGCCAGCGCTGGCACTGCTTGTGCCTCATCTGGCAGCTATTCTGCCCCAGCTGGCACTCGTTATGCCACGGCTGGCACCTCGTGTGACCGGAACGGCACGCCGGAATCGTGGGGGAATTTTGGGGGAACGGCTCCCCCAAAGCATGTTGAAGCCTAACGTGTCATGCTTGGTCAAGTTGTTGAAAAATAAGGGAAAAATGTTTGCAGGGCAGGCGTAATGGGGGCTAAAAACGGATTCGAAATCCGTTGAACAGGCAACTGTTCCTAGGGTTCAAATCCCTATCTCTCCGCCACTACATGAGAACCGAAGCCCCTGATTTCAAAACAGAAATCAGGGGCTTCGTGTTTCTGGGTTCGGCATTAGGACAAAACCTTCACGCTCCAGCTCGCTGTAAACCGTGCTGCTCTTATAGGGCCTCGAGTAAACTTCAAGTTCAAGTCGTGCCTCCAAGATTCGGAGGTTCGACCTTCAGTCATGTCCTGGCGCCTTATCGGAGAGCCACAGCCGAGGGCCGGTGCCGCTGGTTCCGGCCAGGTCGTTTGGATTCGCCAGCTTGCAGCGCTGCAGCGAGAGGCAGCCGCAGCCGATGCAGTGATCCAGGTCCATGTCGAGTCGCTGCAGTTCCTC